ACTAATGACATTTATGAGCGAGTAGCTCGTGGATTGTGGCTTGATGTAGCTGAAGGTCGTAGACAGCAACAAGCAATTGTATCAATTAGTGATAACTTACAAAGTGCTCAAGATACTGCTCAAGGTTTGATGCCACCAGGACCAAATGATTCAAGCACACCTGTTGAAATCATTGAGCAACATTGTCACATCGACTTTGATGACGATGGTTATGCTGAACCTTACATCGTTTATGTTCGTAGAGATAACAAACAAGTTGCTCGTATTGTTGCTAGATATGCTTAAAGTGATATAGAGCGTAATGATGAAGGCATAATCCTTAGCATTAAAGCTGAGCACTACTTCACTAAATATCCTTTTGTTCCATCTCCCGATGGTGGTTTTTACGACCTAGGTTTTGGCGTTCTTCTTGGCCCTTTAAATGAGTCAATCAACACAATCATCAACCAGCTTGTCGATGCAGGCACTATGGCTAACACTGCTGGTGGATTCCTTAGCCGTGGTATTAAGCTACGTGGTGGCAACTACTCCTTCAATCCTATGGAGTGGAAGCATGTAGACACAACAGGTGATGATCTACGTAAAGGCATTGTTCCATTGCCAGTACGTGAGCCATCAAGTGTTATGTTTACATTGTTAAATCTGTTGATTAACTATGGTGAACGCATTGGTGGTTCTGTAGACATTCTGTCAGGACAAAACCCAGGTCAAAACACTCCTGCTGAAACTACCCGCACTATGGCTGAGCAGGGTATGAAAGTGTTTAACGGAATCTTTAAACGTACTCATCGTAGCTTGAAGCAAGAGTTCCGTAAGTTGTATCGTTTAAATCAAATCTTTATTACTGAGAATACACCTTACGTATCTAATGGTCAGAATGCAGGTATTGTTTTAGTCTCTGACTATGCAGGTCCTGTTACGGATGTAATGCCTACCTCTGATCCATCTATAACTTCTGAATCTCAGCGTATTAACCAAGCTGCTGCCATTGCACAACGTGTTGCCGCAACTGCTGGTTTGTATGATCGTTATCAAGCTGAGTATGCCTTCTTGAAAGCAATGAAGGTCACTAATATTGATAAGCTATTGCCTGATCCTAATGGACCAAATGCTGTGGCACAACCAACTGATCCTAAGATTCAGATTGAACAGATGCGCCAGCAAACTAAACAAGCTGAGATGGACTTAACCATGAAGATGGGTCTGCTTAAACTAATGGGTGAAGCAGAACTTAACCAAGCACAAATCCAACGACTTGAAGCAGAGGTAGAAGCTATCAAGATTGGTATTGTGACTGAAGGCGAAAGAATGCGTATTCAAGAAATTAATATGCAAATTGGTCTGCAACGTGAACGTAGAGAAGGTGTCCTAAGTTCTATCCAAACTATGAATACTGTCTACGACAAAATGAAGTTAGACCAAATGAAATCAACTCCTATGGAACTCCCAGTACCACAGGAGATGATGCCTCAAGTACCACCCCAGTAAGTTTTAAAAAGGAGAGAGAATGGAACCAGTGAGCCAAGACAACTTTGATGAATGGAAACGACATCCAGTTACTAAACGTCTGATGAAGATGTTAAGTACAGATAGAGAAACCATGAAAGAGGGTCTAGTCAACAATACGTTTGACGATGAGCAAGAAGTAAAAGGTCGCTGTAGAGCAATTGCAATTATTCTAAATTTGGAATATGAAGATTTGTTTGAAGCAACTATTAAGAGAGAACCAAATGAGTAATGAATCAGGTATTAATCCCGTAGGATGGCGCATTCTAGTTAAACCACAAGAGATCAATGAAACTTCTGCAGGAGGCATTATTGTCACCACAGGCTCTTTTAAAGATCGTGAACAGTTGGGTAATACCACTGGTATTGTTGTAGCTATGGGCGACCAATGTTATGCCGATGAACCCACACCTTGGTGTGCAGTAGGTAACAAAGTTATTTTTGCTAAGTATGCAGGTTTAATGTATTTAGGCAAAGATGGACAACAGTACCGAATGATTAATGACAAGGACATCACAGGCACTCTTGATGCTGACGTTGATCTTGTTGATCCTTATTTGGCAAAGAAATAAACTAGGAGTAAGATATGAGCGAAGAAAACAACGATGTTACTAGTAACAATGAAGTTGCTTCAGAAATTCAACATGAGGCTGAGTCTCAAGGTTGGGTTCCTAAAGAAAAATTTCGTGGGAATGAGGCTGATTGGGTAGATGCTGATGTATTTGTAAAGCGTGGTCGAGAGATTCTTCCTATTCTGCGTAAGAATAATGAGAATCTTGTTAAAGATTTAAACGCTACAAAGGAACAACTTAAGGAGTTTCGGCAAGCAGCGGAAGAATTCAAACAGTTTCAACGTGAAACCTACGAACGTAAAGTTAACGAATACGAACAGCGTATTCAAGAGATTAAAGAAAGCCGTGCTCAAGCCATTAGCGATGGGGACGGACAGAAAGTCAATGCACTAGATGACGCATTGGACCTTGCTAAGGAAGAATACAAAGAGGCTAAACAAGCCGTTAAAGATGCAGATGTTGTTAAAACACCTGAGCCAGCACAGGCTGAGATTGATCCAGGCTTACAAGCGTGGTTAGATCGCAACACTTGGTTTGGTGAAGACAAACGAATGACTGCTGTGGTTAATGGTATTGGTGAAAGTCTTCGAGTAGAGTTTCCCATGCTTAAGGGACAGCCGTTCCTAGATAAGCTTGATGAAGTGTTAGCAGAAGAGTTTCCAAATAGGTTTGGTAAGAAACAAAGTATTCGTAGTCGGGTTGAATCTGGATCAGGTAGGCAAGGTCGCAGTAGTGGCAACGCTCAATCCTATGACAATTTACCCCCAGAAGCTAAGGCAGCATGTGATCGGTTTGTTAAGCAAAAACTTATGACCCGTGAACAATATGTTGCAGACTTTGACTGGAATTGATTTTTAACTTACATTAAAGGAAATTGATATGCCCCGCGCACTAAATGAGTTTGAAAAACGTGATCGTCTTCTAGAGAAAATGGCAGATAAACAGGCAGCAACTATTGCTCCTCGACCTGCTGAAGATGGTACAACTCGAAAACGTAGGAATGTCTTTAATGGGACAGAAGCTAAGATAAGTGTTCGAACACAGATAGAAGGTTATCACCTCCATGTCTTTACAGACACTGGAGGACGAATTCAAGAGGCTATGGATAGTGGCTATGAGTTTGTAAGACCTGATGAAGTGGGAGGCGTGAGTGAGAATGTGGTCAGCCGTAACGGTGATCTTGGAGAAAGAATTAGATATCTTGTAAACCCTCGTGCAGAAGGCACGGAGCAATTCGGATATTTAATGAAGATTCGGCAAGAATGGTATGAGGAAGATCAAGCTGAACTTCAGGCTAAAAACAATCGCATTGATGCTTCTATCCGCAAAGGGAAGATTACTGGAGATGATCCATCTTTCTATACCCCAAGTGGTGGAATCAAACTTAACTAATGTTTTATAAGGAGTCTTAAATGGCTAACGTAAACAAACCCAACGGATTTAGTCCTGTTGGTAACTTGCTAGGTGGCAAGTGGAATGAGCAGGGTCGTGTATACGCTATCCCTACCTCTGACACTACCAATAGCTATGCAATCGGTGATTGTGTAATGTCTGCTTCTGGTTCGGATGTCAACGGCATTCGTAACATCCAGAAGTGGGGCGGTGCTACAACTACCTCTGCTTTGCCTTTGGGCATTATTGTCGGTATCCGTGTTGCTGATTCTAGCGTAAGCTTGGTTGGTACTACTCTAGACCTGACACAAACATACATCCCCGCAGGTACTCGTACCACTGTGCGTTATGTGTATGTCGTGGATGATCCATTTGTTTTGTTCGAAGCTCAGTTTAACGCTACTGGTGCAACCCAAGCGCAACTGTCTATGAACGCTGCCGTGACCATCTCTGCCGCAAATCAAACGTCTTTGTCTACAAGTTCACCGTTCTCTGACATGGTTTTGTCCAGTCCAGCAGTTACGGCTACTTTGCCAATTCGTTTGCTTGGTGCTGTTCAACGTGTTGACAACGAAGTTACTAGTGCTGCTAGTCCTTATGTCCGTGTGTTGTGCAAGTTTAACTACCACGAGTACGGTACTATCGCCTCAGCTTCTGGCTCAGTCGTTAACTACCTTGCAGTTTAATTAAGGAGAAATAAATCATGGCTGGTGTAATTACTACCGCATCCCACCCCAAGGCTCTGTGGCCTGGCGTTAAAGCTTGGTGGGGACAAGTTTACAATGAGCATCCAGAAGAGTATGTTGACCTGTTCGACAAAGATACTTCTACTCAGAACTACGAAGAAGACGTTCAACTGTCTGGTTTCGGTTTGGTTCCTGTGAAGTCTGAAGGTCAAGGAACTGCATACGACTCTGAAATCCAAGGCTTTACTACACGTTATACACACGTTGCATACGCAATGGGTTACATCGTGACTAAAGAAGAGTTGGA